TGGCGGGATCGTGATCCGGCCCTGATTGCCGAAGTCCAGGCGGGGTTCGCCCGCCTTAACAATACCTGATCAGTTACCTGCTTTGACGTGGGTGAAAGCAACATCACGGGCAGACGCCTTTGGTGGTCGGGGCCGTGTGTCCCGATCATGAATTCCACGGATCCTGTTTTGGGATATCTCACATTTGATACAGGGGGTTAGTGATAATGAGCGATACGATCGATCAAAGTTTCATTGATCATTTTCAGGCCGATGTGCATCAGGCCTATCAGCGCATGGGCTCGAAACTGCGCAATACGGTGCGGGTCAAGAATGCGGTCAAAGGCGCAACCACGGTTTTCCAGAAAGTCGGCAAGGGCACGGCAACCACCAAGGCCCGCCATGGCAAGGTGCCGGTGATGAATGTCGATCACGAAGCTGTGCGCTGCGATTTGCGTGATTACTATGCCGGGGACTGGGTTGATGCGCTTGATGAACTTAAAATCAACCATGATGAAAAGATGGTTCTGGCCAATGCCGGGGCCTATGCGCTGGGTCGCAAAACCGACGAGCTGATCATCAATGCCCTGGTGCAGACCGATGATCTGATCCCCGATAATGCCGAGGGCATGACACTTGAAAAAGTCATGATGGCATTCGAAGGACTTGGCGAACGCGATGTGCCCGATGACGGGCAGCGCTATGCGATTGTCGGCTGGAAACAGTGGTCGGAACTGCTTCAGATCGATGAATTTTCCAATGCCGATTATATCGGGGATGATGACCTCCCGTGGAAGGGAACGCAGGCCAAACGCTGGCTCGGGACGCTGTGGATGCCGCATTCCGGCCTTCCGGTGGCAAGCGGCATTCGGTCCTGCTTCTGGTATCACCGTACCGCGATTGGCCATGCCATCGGGTCCGAAGTGCAGTCTGATATCACCTGGCATGGCGATCATGCGGCCCATTTCGTCAATAACTCGATGAGCCAGGGGGCGGCCCTTGTTGACGGGGACGGCGTGACCTGCCTGCAGGCCAAGGAATAGGTCGTCAGGTGCATTAGCAACCTTAACTTTTCTTACCATTGAAAAACACAGGAGCCCCTGAATGGCAGAAGGTTTCAAAGCCAGAAACCTCAGTGTTCTGGCCTATGCCAACGGTTTTACCCTTTGGCATTACATCACCCCCGATCTCGCCGCCGATATTGATACATCGGGCTATTTTGCCGATGCGCGCGACATGCTGCGCGTCGGTGATTTCATCATCGCCAACACCAATCGCGACGCCACCATGTCGGGCGGCCTGTTCGTGGTCGCAAGTTCCGGTGCGGCGGGCGTTGATGTCCGCGACATGACTGCGGTCGGCACGTCCAATACCGACTGAGCCAACATCTTTTTCCATTTTCCTCCCTCGACGCGACCCCGGTGGTATCGGCCATCGGGGTTTTCTTTTTCCAAGCAAGGAGACTGCCCATGCAGGGTAATAGCCCGGTCGAATGTGAAATCCTCAATGTCATTCAGGGGGCTGGCATCTGGCCCGATTGTGATGACAAAACCCAGCTGCTTCAGGCGATCAATACCCTGATTTCCGGCGGCGGCAATGGCGGTGGTAACACCGTTATCATTGGCAGCGAAATCGGTACGGTCTCGGCATTCGCCATGCCGACGGCCCCGGAAGGCTGGCTGGTCTGTGATGGCTCGGCCATCTCGCGCACCGACTATGCCGATCTGTTTGCGACGATTGGTACGCTCTGGGGGCATGGTGATCAGGTTTCGACCTTTAACCTTCCCGATTTGCGCGGTGAATTCGTCCGTGGCTTTGATGATGGTCGCGGTGTGGATGCCGGGCGTGTGTTTGGCTCTGCGCAGGTTGATGAGCTAAAGAGCCATAAGCATACAATCATTGATCCAATTGTATGGATAAATGTTGGTGGCGGGTCCGATCCGTCTGTTTGGAACATTGATGTGCCAAACACAACGCTGTCACGCGAGACTGAGGCGAGCGGAGGAGTTGAAACCCGTCCGCGCAACGTGGCGATGACCTATGCGATCAAGGCGTTCTATCCGACGGCTGCGACAAGTCAGTAAGCGTCGGTCTTCAACTTTTCCCGCCCCGGCAGGCGTTGCTTGCCGGGGTTCTTTTTGCCCCACGATTGGAGAATTCATATGCAGTGTTTGAGCCCGGTTGAAAGTGAAGTTCTCAATGTCGTTCTGGCCGCGGACATTGTGCCTGACCGCATGGATGACACCCAGCTTTTGCAGGCGCTGGAAGCCCTGTTTGGCGGTGGTATGTCGGGTGGCGGTTCGGTTCCGGTGGCGACGGTGTTGCCGTTTGCCGGGGCTGTAGCGCCGGACGGCTTTTTGATCTGTGACGGTTCCGAATTGCTGGCAAGCGAGTTCGAAAACCTGTTTTCAGCGATCGGTATTACCTATGGCACCGGTCAGGCAGCCGGCAGTTTCAAGCTTCCCGATCTGCGTGGCCGTGTTCCGGTCGGTGCCGGTCAGGGTGATGGCCTGACGGAGCGTGTCATCGGTGCGATTGATGGCGCGGAAACGCATAAGTTGAGCATTGAGGAAATGCCAGCGCACGATCACAAATACGGAGCAATGCATCAAAACTATTATGGGATGAATGCTTACACCTACGCCGGGGTTAGTCCCAGTGCTCAGGTTCAGTATGGCGTTGCTCCAACCGGCGGCGATCAGCCGCACAACAACATGCAGCCGTTTGTCGCGATCAATTACATCATCAAGGTGTGATTGTCGCATGACAGTGACAAGCCTTGCGGGGCCCGGATTTCCGGGCTCCGTTTTCTTTTGCGGAGGTTTTTTCATGGCACTCGGTGATATCGCGCTTTGTGCGCGCGCCATGGTGATGATCGGGGCAAGTCCGGTCTCATCCTTTGACGAAGACAGTGCCGAGGCCGAAATTGCCCGGCTGCTCTATCCGACGATCCGCGACGGGATGCTGGCAAGCTATCCGTGGCGGTTTGCCGCGCGCGGCGCGTGGCTTGCGCGATTGGCAACGGCGAATGACCGGCGCGATCCCGGCGATGGTAGCGCGTTATTTGCCCTGCCACGCGATTTCATCCGGTTGCTGTCACTCGAAAATGAGGGTGGCAAAATCACCCGGTTCGAACTACGCGACCGGGCCGTGCTGTGTGCGGGGGAAACAGCACATCTTTCCTATGTCGCCCGACTGGCCGAGGGCAGTTTCCCGCCGTGGTTTGATCTGGCCCTGATTGCGCGGCTGGCAGCGGAATTTTGCCTGCCGCTGACCGAAAGCAGTGCCAGGGCGGAATATCTGTTCAAGCGATCGGAAGACCAGTTTCGCGAAGCCCGCCTTGCCGATGCCCAGCAATCCACCCCGCATGCGATTGATGATTTTTCACTGATATCGGCCCGGGGATAGCCTCACAGATGGGTAGGGGGAAAAGCAGGCACGGATTGCTTGCGCGGCGATGACAGGAGCCACAACCGATACATGAGGCCAACGTCGATCCCGCATCGGCGGGGAACCTGATCCGCAAATTCATTATCACAGGCGACAGTCAAGCAGGGAGCGGCCAATGGCCCGCAGGGTTCTTGAGAAAAACACCTTTTCGACCGGGGAACTGGCACCGGAATTGTGGGGGCGTTCGGATCTGAATGCCTATGCCAACGGGGCGGCACGTTTGCGCAATGTGTTTATCGAGCCGTCCGGCGGGGTAAGACGCCGTCCGGGCACGCGCCTTGTTGGCGAGCTTGACGGGCCGGTGCGTCTTGTTCAGTTCGAATTCAATACCGAGCAGACCTATATCCTGGCCTTTGGCGATCAGAAGGCCTTTGTGTTTGAAAACGGGGTCAATACCGTATGGTTTGAAACCCCGTTCGGACCGGAACATCATGATCTTTTGAACTGGACGCAAAGTGCCGATACGCTTTTGGTGGTTCATCCCGATGCCCCGCCGGTGCGCATCAGCCGCACACAGGCCGGAAGCTGGCAGGTGACGTCCTGGGCCTGGCGGGCAACCGATCTGGTCACAAGCCAGCCGTTTTACAAATTCATCGACCCGGCAGCGACCATCACACCATCCGCCACCAGCGGATCGGTGACCCTTGTTGCCAGCATGGATATGTTTGACGCCAACCATGTCGGGACCCTGTGGCGGATTGCCGGGGTCGAGGGCGAAATAACCGCCGTTGGCGACGCCCAAACCGCGACCATGACCCTTAAGGGCAGTCTGGCGGATAGCAATGCCACGGTCGATTTTGCCGAGCAGGCCTTTTCGGATGTGCGCGGTTGGCCGCGCAGCGTGACATTCCATCAGGATCGGCTGGTGATTGGCGGATCACGTGATTTGCCTAACCGGCTGTGGATGTCGCATTCGGGGGATCTGTTCAATTTCGAACTGGGCGAGGGGCTGGATGACGAGGCGATTGAATTCGCCCTTCTGGCCGATCAGGTCAATGCGATCACGGGGATTTTTGCCGGTCGCCATCTTCAGGTCTTTACCAGCGGATCGGAATGGATGGTGACGGGGGATCCCCTGACACCGGCCAATATTCAGGTCACCCGCCAGACCCGGATCGGCAGTCAAAGCCATCGCACCGTGCCATTGGTCAATATTGACGGGGCGACGGTATTTGCCGGGCGCAGCGGGCGCGAAATTCGCGAATTCCTGTTTACCGATGTCGAGCAGGCCTATGGATCGGCCGATCTGGCATTGCTGTCACGTCATCTGGTCAAAGACCCGATTGATCAGGCCTTTGATGCCAATCGACGGTTGTTGCATGTGGTGATGGCAGATGGATCGCTTGCCACCCTGACTCTTTACCGGTCCGAGACCATCACCGCCTGGTCGGCACAGCAGGTGGCGGGGTGTGATTTTACATCGGTCGCGGTGTCGGGCGGGGATGTATATGTCAGTCTGAAATGCGGGGATCGGTACTTTCTGGCCCTGTTTGATGAGGCATGCGGGTTTGATCTGCAAATCAGCCAGTCGGTCCAAACGGGCGAAGAACCTCGCCGGCATTGGGGGCAGCTTGGCGCGCTTGAAGGGATGGAGATCAATGCCTGGGGTGATGGTATTCTGATCCCCGGGCTTGTGGTGGCGGGCGGCACGGTGACCTTGCCCGGCGATGTCGGGGCGGTCACGACACTTGATGCCGGTTTGGCCTTTACCCATGAAATCTTTGCCCTGCCACCGGCTGCATCGGATGGCAGCCGCCCGCATGGCGGCAATGCGGTGCGTCTGGTGTCGCTGACTTTGCGGCTTCAACAAAGCGGGCAGCTTCGTGTGGATACCGGGCGCGGCCTGCGCGATGTGGCATTGCCGGTGTCGCCGGATGATCCGGACGGGCTTTATAGCGGGGATATCACATTGCGAAGTCTTGGATGGCGGCGCGGAAGCGGGGGGACCATCCATTCGGGTTTATGGCGGATTGCCGGGGATTTTCCCCGGCCTTTTTTATTGCTGGGATGTGCATCGGAAATGGGGGTGAATGACTGATGGGTGGCTTTACATCAATCGTGCCGATGGCGGCATCGGCCTTGCAGACCGGACAACAGATCCAGGCCAATCAGGCCAGTACGCAAAGCCGGATTGCCATGCTTGATGCCGATCGCAAGGCCGAACTGGCCGAAATCGACGCAAACCAAAAACAAAAGGATGCCGAACGCCAAGATGCCCTGCGTCGCAGGCAGGCGACCCTGCGCGCCAGACAGGGGGCATCGGGACTGATGGCCGGTGGCAGCGGATCTGCCAGTGCGGTTCTGGCCGGCTATGAAAAGGCCGCGCGCGACGATCAGCAGTCAGATGCGTCCGAGGCCAGTCGCAAACGCAATCAGGTCAATGCCAGTGCAAGCTGGCGCGAAAAGTCGCTTTTGCGCACCGCACAGGATGATACGACCGCCCGGCTGAGTGCCTGGTTCGCGCGGCGTGACGGGTTGGGGGGATAAGGATATGGGAACGGTCTTTACCAATCAGATGACCGCATCACGCCAGTTCGAAGGCGATGGTGCGCGCGATGAATTTCCATTCGATTTTGACGTGTTTGACAGCGGCGATGTCGCAATCAGTCTTGATGGCGAAATTGTCGAGACCGGATTTCACGTCACCCTTGGCCGATCCGGGACGGGGGCGGGATCGCCGGCGGCCAGGGGGGCGGCCAGGGGGGCGGGCGGTATCGTCAAATTTGAAACCGCACCGGCATCGGGTGTTCGGATCGATATCGCACGGTCCTTGCGGTTGCGCCGACTGAGTTCCTGTGACGCCATGTCGGTACCGCGCGGCGATGCGATTGACCGTGATCTTGATTTTGTGACCGTGGCAATCGGCGATATTGACCGGGCGCTTTCGGGGGCCTTGCACCTTGATGCGGCCGATCGCGATCAGGCATCGGCGAAACTTCCGGGGATCGCGCCGGGGCGTGTTCTGATCTGGAATGACGAGGGGGATGGTATTGCCAATGGCCCGGATGCCGGGGATATCGCCAATGTGGCCGGCAATGCGACCCTTGCGCAGGCGGCGGCCAATCGGGCGGAGGCCGCCGATGCCCGGTCGCAAACCGCCCTGGCATCCTTCGGGCGTGATCATGCCGGTGCGATGCTTGATCTTGATTTTCGCAGCGGCAATGCCCTGAGCTGGGAGGATGAGCGCCGCCAGCCGGTGATTGATGCACCCTTGAACCGGATCATGGATATCCGTGAAACCGGCGCATTGGTGCGATTGTCAAACGGGGCGCGGGTGACATTGCCCGACGCATCGATTGCACGCAACGGGGTGCGTTATCGCCTGTTTAACGGGGATGGCACACAGGTCGATATCGCAGCGGCCAGCGGGGATGTGATTGCACCGGTCCATGGCGGGGCAGAAGGCGGGATTTATCCGCTGCCGATCCGGGGTGATATGGTTGACCTTGTCTGTGAGGGGATTACCGGCGGGCGGTGGTTTGCCTGTCCGGTGCGCGAAAGCGGACCGGTCGTCAAACTGTTGCGCACCGCATCGCAAAGCATCCCGGCCGGGGGTGCCTTCCTGATTGAATGGGATCAGGTGGTCGAAGACAGCCACGGGCTTTATGACGCCGCCAGTCATGGCCTGACCGGGATGGCGCCGGGATTTTACCATATCGATGTCGGGGTGAGTTTCCCGGTCACCAGCGAAGCGGTGATGACCACCCTGTCACTTGAACGGTTCAATGGCACGGACTGGAACATCCATCTGCAATCCAATGACATCACCGCGACCGGAAGCGGTGCCAATCACAGCTTGCGGCTTGGCGGTGTGGTGCGCATTGCCCCGGGCGGGGCAAGCGGGCTCAGGATCCGGTTGCGCCACAGCGATGATGTGACCCGCATGGTCGCGGCCAGTGATCTTTTGAGCTGGTGGCATCTGCACCGCATTGGCGGGTAGCAAAGCCTGTGTGGCGTGACTGCTTGCCTGCTTACCTGTTTGCCTGGGGGCCGGGCAGAAATTCCTGATTTCGATTTCAAGGAGATGCATCCAATGGGATTGCGGTATCAGCCGCTTGCGGCCGCCATGACGGTGGCGCGGGCATCAAGCAAAATGATCGGCGGTGAAAACGGATTGATCACGACCCTTGGCAATGATCAGCCGGGGTTCGATCATGACCGGCTTGGCCGGCGCAAGGGACTTTTGATTGAGGGGGCGGCAACCAACTTGCTGCGCTATTCCCGCGATTTTTCCAATGCACTTTGGGAAAAGAACGCCGGTGTAAGTGTTGCGCCAAGTGCGGTTGCCGCCCCGGATGGCAGTTCGGACGCCATGTTGCTTGACCTTCCGGGCGGGGCGGATGGCCTTTATCAGAATGTGGGATCGCTGAGCAGCGGGGATGTCTATTGCTTTGCCATCTGGATGCGCGCACTTTCGGGAACGGTTGATGTCACCCTTGGCGGGATCAACGGGCCATCAAGCCATAACATCAGTCTTGATGAAACCTGGCAACGTGTGTGGATATCTGAACCGGCATCGGGCACCACGCGCTATCCGAAAATCAGCACGGCGATCTCGAACCTTCCGGCATCGGTGCTGATCTGGAATGCGCAGCTTGAAGCCGGACCCGCGCCGACATCCGATATCATCAGTAACGGCATCCCGGCATCGCGGGCCGCCGATAATGTGACGCTTGATCCGGCTGACTGGTTTGTCCAAGGGGCCGGGACAATGGTGTTTGATCTGCATACTGCCCCGGCATGGGCGGGCATCTGGCGGATCGTGCAGCTTTATTCCGGCAGTCTCAATGATGATCATCTTGATCTTGGCTATGACAGCGATGCCGGTCAGTTGCGCATATCCTTGCGCCGGGATGGTGTGCCGATCGTTACCCAGTCGCTTTACGGGGTGCTGTCACCAGATACCCGCCATCGCATTGCGCTGGCCTGGGAGGATGATGTTATTGCCGTGGCCCTTGGCGGCTGCGTTCTGAAAACCCCGTCGGGCTTTGCCATGCCGCGCAATTTTTCCAATATCGTACTGGGATCCTTTGGCGGAACGGACAAGCATATCAACGGGTATCTGCGCAATCTGGCCTATTGGCCGGTCAAGCTTTCTGATGCGCGCCTGTCTGATCTTTCGGTGGTGTAAGCAAATTTTCTAAAAATAACCCCATGAGGTGTCTTGTGAAGACCGATCCTATTGCGGTGCTTCGCACCCGGCTTTTATCCGAACTTCCCGATGATATCGCACAGGCGCGGGATGCCTATCAGCGCCTGGCTGGCGAGGCCGCAGGCATCATGGATGCCAAGGAGTTTTCCGCCCATCAAGGGGCCTGCAAAGCCGCCCTTGGTCATCTTGAAAGTCTGATCAAGTTGCTGCGCTGGGCATGTGACGGAGCGGATCAGGCGGGAGGTGATGAATTTGGCTATACGGAAAGTGGCAGCGCGGTCGAAAACCTGATTGCCGAGGCCCGGCGCACGCTTAGGCCATCGTGATCATCTGCCCTGCTTGTGGGGCATTCGTGGGATTGGAGGGGCGAGGCAAGATGGGCTCCCGCCGTCGCGGAAGCGAGACGGGGTGATTTCCAATCGCGCGATATGATATCGCGATTGCAGAAACGGCTGATACCAATATATAATACATATTGGTATCAAGGAGGTCGATCATGGCGCGCAATACATCAGTTTCGCTGGGTGAGCATTTTAACAGTTTTATTGACGGACAGGTCAAGTCGGGGCGTTACGGGTCTGCCAGTGATGTTGTGCGGGCGGGATTGCGACTTTTGGAAGAGCATGAGGCGAAAGTTAAAGCCTTGCAAGAAGCCTTGATCGATGGGGAACAATCCGGGCCCGCCAAACCGTTTGACGGGGATGCTTTTCTGACCCGGATGAAGACCGAGCATGGCGGTTAATGCGCGATATCGCCTTACACCGCGGGCGGAGGCCGATCTTGAAGATATCTGGCGATATACGCATCGACGCTGGTCGGTGACGCAGGCCGATAAATATATCCGCGATTTCCTGGGTGTGTTTTCTGAGCTGGCTGCATCAAAGCGCATCGGGCAGAAATGCGATGTGCGAGACGGCTATTTCAAAACCCCGGTTGGGGCACATGTGATTTATTACCGGCAGGCAAGTGATGCCATTGAGGTTGTCCGCGTTCTGCATGGGCGGATGGATGTAAACCGGCATCTTTGACCTTTGATTGCCGGTCAGTTTTACTCAGAAATATCAGATATTGCTGCCTCCGAGAGGCAAGGTCACCGGCCAGTTGAGCTGGCGGCGTGATTGGTCATGGCTGTTTGCCGGACGCGCGATAGACGCGCTGATTTTATAGTGCCGACAGGAGGGCGGGATGATACCAAGTACTCAAACTGCCCGCTTTGCCGAATTTGTCTGGATCTGGGATCAGGTTCTGGGGCTTGGCTTGCCATCCCATCATCGGAAAATGGCAGACTGGCTGGAGGAGTGCTGGAACACCGGGCGGCGCGAGATGTTGTTGATGGCGTTTCGCAATTCCGGGAAATCAACCATTGTCGGGCTGTTTTGTGCCTGGTTGCTCTATCGCGATGCCGATTTGCGCATTCTGGTTCTGGCGGCCGACCTTGATCTGGCCAAAAAGATGGTGCGCAACGTCAAACGCATTGTCGAACGCCACCCGTTATTGGCGGGGATTGTGCCCGATCGTCTGACCGACTGGGGCAGTGAACGGTTCACCGTGGTGCGGCCCGGTGTGTTGCGCGATCCGTCCATGCAGGCTGTTGGCATTGGCGGCAATATCACCGGATCGCGCGCCGATATCGTGATTTGCGATGATGTCGAAGTTCCCAAAAACAGCGATACGGCCCATAAACGCAGCGAGCTTCGCGAAAAACTGTCCGAGATTTCCTATGTCCTGTCGCCCGGCGGCGCACAGCTTTATGTCGGAACCCCGCACAGTTATTATTCGATCTATGCCGATGAAATGCGCCCGGAAACCGGGGAGGTCGCGCCATTTTTAAATGGTTTCTCACGTTTTGTGCTGCCCATCGTCAATAAGCATGGGGCATCAAACTGGCCCGAACGGTTCGATCAGGCGGCAATCGCCGCGATCAGGGCGCGCACGCCAGACCACAAGTTTCAAAGCCAGATGATGCTGGAAATGGTTGCCTCCAATGTCGGACCGTTTGATCCGGCGCGGTTGCATTATTACGACGATCTGGCCGAAATCGAATATGCCAATGGCCGGATGCGGCTTGGCATCGGGGATCGCACCATGGTCGCCAGTGCCTGCCACTTTGATCCGAGCTTCGGCGCGGCTAAGGGCGACGGGGCGGTGGTGGCCTGCGTCTATATTTGTGATCAGGGGGAATACTGGCTTCATGATATCGCCTGGTTGCGGGCAAGAAGCCCGCATGAGGGCGGGCAAAACGGCGATACCCCGTGGCGTGACGAGGCAAGCCAGCTTTGTGCGCAGGTCGGGGCATTCATGGCGCGCAACCATCTGCCATCGGTGCGGATCGAGACCAATGGCATCGGGCGGTTTTTGCCCAATATCCTGCGGCGCGAACTTAAAGCGATCGGCTGGGCGGCAAGCGTCGTAGAACATTATGAAGCCACCAACAAGGTGACCCGGATCGAGGATGCCTTTGGCGCGGTGATGGGGGCGGGGCTGCTTCATGTCGGGGCGGCCGTGGTCAAAACGCCGTTCCTGCGACAGTTGCGCGAATGGCATCCCGCCAGTTCTGGTCATAGCAGTACCGGTCACAACAGTACCGGTCAAAATAGTGTTGGCCATGATGACGGGCTTGACGCGGTGGCGGGATGCATTTTGGCCGAACCGGTCCGTTTGCCGCGGGTCGATATGCCGCTGCTTCGGGCCGACTGGCGGCGAAATGGCGGGGCTTTCCGGGCGGAAAACCGTTTCAATCCGTAAAGGTCGGCTTGGAAACTCTGACGGGAGAAAAAAACTTTCTCGCAATGCCAAGTAGTTAGCCCGGCGGTGTATCACATTTGTGAAATATTCATGGAATTTTCAGCTTTGATCCCTACGTTTATTATATGAAAGAATAGTAGAGAGTTTTTAAACCTATACTAAAGCGTAGAGTGCGCCGCGCAAAACAAGTTTATAAACCCGGAAACGGCCAGATCGATTTGTTGATCAATTTAGCAGTCCAGGACAACAAGACGCCCCTGTGGGCGCACCTGACTGTCAGGAGGCCTGACCATGTGGAAGAAACTAAGCTTGATGGCTGTAATGGCAGGTGCCGTTGCAGTTGCGATCCCGGAAACACAGGCGTCTCCGGTTTGTGGTGACCGCAGCAAGGTTATCGACAGCCTGAGCGCCAAATATTCCGAGGAACCGGTTGCGGTTGGCGTGACCTCGAACGGTGGCGTGATCGAGGTGCTCAAGGCACCGGACGGGCAGACATGGACGATCCTGTTTACCTATCCGTCCGGGCCAAGTTGCCTGGTGGCCTCCGGCGAGGCCTGGCAGGATCTTGAAGCAAAGATCAAGGGACCTGCTGCCTAGGACTGCCTCTGCCTTTCGGGGCCGTGATCAACGGCCTTCCTTGGCTTGGGAACCGGGCACGGTCACTGGTACGGTTACTGGTACGGTTACTGGCACTGGTACTGGCACACGCACAGGAATGGCGCCGGATGGCGCCCGGGTGATGCTACAACGGGACAGAGACTGCGCATGGATGGTGCGGCCTGATCGGTGCACCCCGCCTATACAAGTTTTATGCCGATCATCTAAGCCGGGGGTGTTGCCCCGGTCGTGATGACCTCCTTGAACTGACCTGCAAACCAACCGGTTTGCGGGTCTTTTTTTTATCGAAATCACGAGGCCCCGGAACATGACCGAGCTTGCCCAGCCTGTAGATGTGATCTGGTGGATCACCGCGGTCGAAATTCCGGCTGTGGCCAGCCTGTTCTGGCTGCATTGGCGGATGCGATCGGAATTGCTGACCCGGATCGAGGATCAGCGCAGCCGCCATGATGCCGATTGCGGCGATCTGCGCGCCGATCTTGCCGACTTCAAGCTTGATGTGGCGCGCAACTATGTCTCGATCCCGTATCTCAAGGACATTGAAAAGCGCCTGACGGGGCATTTGCTCCGGATCGAGGCCAAACTTGACAGCCCGCTTAAAAAGGAACCGGTCCATGACTGATCTTATGACCCGCCCGATTGTTGAACCCGAAGCCTTGCCTGACACATTGCCCGAAACATTACCCGATGCCGAAATCCTTGCCCGCACGCTTTATGGCGAGGCCCGCGGCGAAGAGCTTGCCGGGATCGAGGCGGTGGCGTCAGTGATCCTCAACCGTGTGGCCTTTGCGCGCAAACGCGGGCGCTATTGGTGGGGCAATGACATCAGATCGGTGTGCCTCAAACCCGGTCAGTTTTCCTGCTGGAACGCCAATGATCCCAACCGCAAGAAATTGCTGGCGATCAATCCGCGCGATCCGGCCTATCGGCTGTGCAAACGCATCGCCAACCGGGCGGTGACGGGCGACCTTGCCGATCAGACCGACGGGGCGACGCATTATCACACCCATGCGGTTGATCCCTATTGGGCGCGCGGGCAGGTACCGGTTGCAGAGATCGGCCATCACATATTTTACAAGAATATTGGATAGGGGAGGTATCACGTGATCCCGGCATTGCTTGCCCAGATCGGCCTGCCGCTTTTGATCAAGGCGGTGGGTGCGGGGCTTGATCATATCGATAATCCGATCGCCAAAACCGCCGCCGAGGGGCTTAAACAGGTCGAACAGGCCGTCAGCAAAGGCGATGTCACACCGGCCCAAATCTTAGAAGCCAACCGCCACACCGAACGCATGGCCGAAATCGAACTGACCCGCGATACCGAAACGCTGAAATCGGTCAATCGCACCATCCGGGCCGAAGTCGCCAGCGAAGACGCATTCGTGCGGCGCTGGCGGCCAAGCTTTGGCTATGCCGTCGCACTCACCTGGATCATGACCATGGGCGCCATCGCCTATGCGATCATCCTGACCCCACTCCAAGCGCCTGCGATCATCGCCGCACTGGTTAATACCAGCCCGATTTGGGGCATTGCGTTGGGCGTTTTGGGGGTGAGTGTGGTTAAGAGGAGTGCGGATAAGAAGATTACGTGATTTCGAATATTTCGATTGTTTCGAATATTGCGTTTATCGAGGTCTTGTCTTATATATTGGACACCCCTTTTGCCCAGAGGAGGAAGGGGGATGTCGCGGGAAATGGAGAATGCGCAATGTCGGCAATACGAAAAGATGATTTTGGTGGCCGCTTGCCAACGCAGATCGAAAGCGCAACAGCCGACCAGCTTCGCCAGATTATTGCCTCTCAGGCAAAGGAGGGCGAGGACACCAAGCTGACTGTGATGCGTGGAGAGGGCGGGGCGGAAACCATCACCCTCAGCCCGGCCCTGACGGAAAGCCTGATGAATTTGTTGCGCCTTGTTTCTGGCCGTCAGGGTTTTCAGATGATTCCGCTGTCGGCAGAACTGACGACACAACATGCGGCAGATCTGCTGAATGTGTCCCGGCCCTATTTGATCAAGCTGCTTGAAGCGGGCGATATCCCGTATGCGACCGTTGGACGGCATCGCCGGATCAAGGCAGAGGATTTGTTTGCTTACAAGGAAGTCCGGGACGCTCGACGCGCCGCTGCTCTGTCCGAGATGGCAGAGAGGGACGCAGATTTGATCCTCAAGGGATATTAA